GATTCGCAGAATATTACGGAGTTTCAGAAGACATAGCATACAGCGTTATATCACTAGGCCGAAAGACAAACTACAACATAAGCACGATTTAGGAGTTGTTATGCACATAGGTAAGGCAATTAGAAAAGCCCATGAACTTACTAACATTAGACACACTACAGTCGCGAAGGCTCTGGGCATCAGTGCGGCTAATTACTGTCACGCATTATCGCAAAGAGGCATGAGTGTTTGGCGTTTTAAAGAAATATGTGATCAGTTAAACATGGATATGAGTGATGTGTATTCTCTTGGAGTTGACCCGAATGAAGAAATCTAACCTAGATAATCCATTTCTAACCATCACGCTGTTCCTGTCTTCTCTGGTTATTGTTAGCGTCCTGGCGGTGTTCTTTGCTTACGAACGCTTCTCGCCCACGCCTGTTGAAGAACCAACTGCGGTTGCAGAGCCTATGCGCCCTGAGTTTGAGTTTCATGGCATGCGCTGTACTACGTTGCGGCAAAACCCTATATTCACGTATGATGTGCAAAGGCAAACAGTAACCTTGCAAGTTGAATGTGCGCCCGAACTAATGTTGAATTATTTTGAAGCAGAAGAGTCGGCGGGAGAAGTGCAGGAATGGTTAAGCCAATAAATTTTATGGACTATATTCCAGAAGATTTGGAAGAAAACAAAGATCATTACAAGCAGCCTGATGATGTCGTAGCTATCCGCAAAGCATATCCAATCACTTCGTTTTTGTTTAGTGTCGGCTTGATTAAGCTGCGATATGACAAGATGAGCAAAGAAGATCAAATTCGCGCAGAAAAAACACTCCGTTACTGGCAAAATAACAAGTCAAACCCAGGTTTTTGGAAGTAATGTCGCTAAGAATTAAGAAGCGCAAACGAAAGTCTAAGCCAAAAACTAAAACTAGTGCTATGTTGCGCCAGGAATGTTATCGAGCTATTCAGAAGCTTGCACGTATCTCTGCCGCAGATGATAACGGGTACTGCACTTGCGTTTCATGCGGTGTGACCAAGCACTACAGCAAGATGCAGGGCGGTCACTTCATCCCCAAGGGCAATTCATCTTACTGGGCGTTAGAGATTGAGAACATCCACCCTCAGTGTGCAGGTTGTAATATGTGGGGCATGAGGCATGGCTCTGCTGCACAGGAGTACACGTTGTGGATGGAAGACATGTACGGCAGGGAATTTGTAGAAGAGATGATCGCGAAGAAGAAGCAGGCAATTAAGCGATACAAGTCAGACTATGAAGAGTTGTTAACAGAGTTTTTAGAACTGATTAAAACACACAAGAAAAGGCTGGGCGAATAATGGATAATGAAATACATGTGCAGCTAGTTACGCCAGAAGAAGCTGATGAGTGGCTCAGTGATATGCTGCACACATTAGAAGGGCATGATGTCAACGTCATAGGCACAATAATGTTTATGCTCGAAGACCTGACAGAATTTATTACTCAGAACGAACTTATGAAAAAACAATTCTTAAAGTTTTTGGATGAAAAAAATAAAGGCGAAGAGTCATTGCATTGAAGTCAAAGGTAATAGCCTCCCGCCTCCCCTACTGAGCGAGAGGCGTGTCTCGAAGTTTTAGTTGAGGCGCTGTTTTTGCTCGAACTCCATTGCTTTTTCTAATCCTCCACCAAAGAAGTTGTACCAGACTTTGCCGATTATAGGTAGTTCTCGCATCATTTTAGAGTCGCTACCTACAAACTCGCCAGAAGCAGCACTCATAACATCTTCTCCGATCGCGTTAATCCAATCCGTAGGGGGAGCGATAATCTCTCCCACCGCAGTGCCTATCTGGCCTTTGCCAACATACTTGTCCATGACGTATTGGCTACCACCGAAGACTTTAAACAAGTTGTCAATGTAGTTGTCCGGTATATCATCGACCGAGCCGCCTTGTCCTCGGAGCATGTCTTTAGCCTCTTCAACAGTTGCTCCCATCATCGGGATAATTGTCATGTAAGCGACTAAGTTTTTAACTCCCTCGGCTTTGTTGCCAGACTTAATTTCTTGCACAATATCTCTGCGCATTACATCTAGCTGTTTAATAGCAAATGTTTTAAGCGAGTAAAAGATTCTACCGTTGGGGTTGCGTAAATAGTTTAACGGCATCTCCGAAAGACTAATCGGCTGTACGCCTGACAACTCGTTAAATAACATTAGCTTTACATTTTCAGTAATGTTTCCTGCTCGAAGATCGCTCATTGTGTTTTTGAATTCATCACCAAGCATGACTCCGTACTTTTTGCGCAATGACTCTACTCCGTCTGCGCTGTTAGACATGCCTTTAAATTTTCTAAAAGATGAATTGATTAAAGTGTTTTTTCCTAGCTTATCAATGGCCTTAAATCCCACTGCTACCAGAGTTTTGTCTAGCAATTTTGCGGTCTTGCCTACAGTAGCAAGCTCCTGACCAATCACCTTGTCCAAGCCAAGGTCAGAAAGGTCTACGTTTTTTCGTCCTAGCATAGACGAAATTGTATGTTTAAATCCGTTGATATAGGCAGACATTCCAATGTCCCCTATCTGAGTCAAGGCAGAAAACGGATTACCAAGCGTGGTCAAGTATCCTATATTCCTAAACGACTGATTAATTTTATTTGCGCTTGCCTCTCCTAAGCCAAACCGTGCCTCAAGAAGCTCTGCCATTCTACCCATGTCGTCAGCAGCCATCTCGCCCTTAGCAACAGCGTCATCTAAGTATCCGCCAATAGAATTTGCAAGGTTTATTTCTTGAACTCCTGTATCTTTTACAGTAGAGCCTCTGCCAAAAAACTTTCTTTTGTGCAGATCGTTAACCGATTTCATGATGTAAGAATTTAATGCTGTCTTCGGGTCTTGGTATTGCTCTATTAGCCTGTCGTCAATTTTGCCTACAGCTCTTTTCCCAGTAAATCCAGGCTTTGCATCTACCACAATTGGCTTTCTTCCGCGCATGACTTGATTAATAATATCAACTCTATCACCAGAACCAAGGTCGTCTGCTGATTTTAGCCCTAGTGATTTTGCTTTTGCCGCGAAGGCTCGATCAATTTGGCTCTTATCTGTAGCGTTAATTGATTTAAGAAACTCTTTGTAATCTTTTAACTGGCGGGGGAAATAATTTTCTATATAACCAAGGTCTTCGTACCCTGCTTCTTTGGTTAATCTTTTGTGAATATCCTCTAGCGTTGCTCTGGCAGCTTTCATGTAATCGGAGCTATTGGTATCGTACCTGCTCATCTTAGACACAGCGTTATCAAACTCACCGTTGGCTAAATCTCTTGCCACAGAGCGAGCGTCAGTCTTGCTCATTTTGTCTAGCACTTGAGTCAGGGGTTTAACTTGCTCCAAATATTTAGAAGATTCGGTTGCAATATTGTAATCAGTTTTAACAAGCAATGAATGCGCTTTAGGGCTAATGTTTTTAACGCCTGTAGATATAACTCCTAAAAAATTCTCTGCTGTTTTAGACATTCCCGCTGCTGCTGATGGCGCAATGTTTGCTGCCCGCGCCTCAATAACCATATTGGCATTTGCAACTGAAGGAACTTGTAGCTTTCTGTCAGACAAGATTAATATTTCATCAAGCTGTGCTTGATCAATGCCTAATCTATTTTGAACGGTGGTATTTATTTCATCTAAGTTTTCTACTCCTGCGGCTCTTTGCTCAAACACAATTTCTTCAATGTCATCAAACTGTTTGTCTGCTTTTGTTTTTGCTTCTGGTGAGTTTCTTTTAATTAACGCTTTTCGCGTAGCAGGAGTAAGCGTTTTAATTACAGCAGATGTCGCGGGAGTGGCAATTGCTCCAAGCGCAGCAGCAGATGCAAGCTCCTGTGGGTTTACTTCTCCGGTTTTGGCAAGCTGCTCTAACGCGCTGTATTCTGCGCCAAATGCAGCACCTACAACAGCCAAGCCTTTGTATCCTTGATAAGCCTTGGATACAGGAATCAAAGTAGTAGGACTCATTAAAGAGCCAATAATCGTACCCGCAATACCTGCCGCACCTCCCATGCCTTCTTGTTGAGATGTTTCAGGATATTTTTGTTGTAGTTGAATTTCTTTTGTTCGCTCCATTACCCTTCGTCTAACATCTGGCGAAGAGTTCATGTATTGCTTGCCATAAATTTCTTCTGGCGGCGTATAAGTCAGGCCTTCGCGAAGGTTGATCCCTATCTTCCCCATTGGGAATTCGCTTGCAAGATACGTTAAAGCATTGCCAAGGTCTGTGTCAGCAGATTCGTAAGCATAAGCAAACTTATCAAATGCAGATGGCTCTTTTGACGGGAAGCTCATATTTAAGACTGCTTGCGCTTCGGGAGATATCTCATCAAACTTCTTAGCAGCGATAAGCTCAAGGTCAGCTTTGCTGAGTGTAGATAAATCTGCCATTAGTTCACCACTATTGTTGACGAGCCATTACATTCTGTCTAGCTTGTGACATTGCTGCCGAATCAAACGCCGAGCCTTTAGGTTTTATTCTTTTGTATTCTTCAACCACTAACTGTTGAATCGCTGCATTGTTTTGATCTGTGACGTTTTGCTCCGCTGCGTTTAAATTAGTAAGTTTTAACAAGCCGCTGGTCATTTGCGTGTAACCTACAGGAACTTCATCTAACTTAGCGGCATCCTCTTTACTAATCGTGTCAGGGAACTGAGGAGAAGCAGGTGCAGTCCCTGCTAATTGAGCAGCAGCCGCTTGAGCCGCTGCTTCTGCGGCTTCGGGGTTGTCGTTTAACGAAGACTCTCCTGCTATATCTTGCGCCATCTCTTCAATATCTACTTCTAATAAGTCTGCACCAGTACCGGTAGTAATAGATGCTTCGACCAACTCCAAGATTTCGCTTGGAGTTTTGTTTATGTTGCTAGGCATTGAGCTAAATTTTCCCGCAAGTTCTAAGAGCCTTGCTTCGCTTACGTCTGGATCACCACCACCCCACCAACCTTTTGTTTCAAGCATTTTCTTTAATACTGGCCGCTCTCTAGCTAACTCTAAGTAACCATCGCGTTGGTTTGCGGGGATTGGTTTAAATTCTGATTTAGGTGTTGCTCTAAACTGTGCGGATTGGATAGAGGCAACGTCACGCATCCCGTCTTTTGGATCAAGCACTCCGTTTTCAATTCCAGTTGCTATAGCTTCGTACTCTGAGCCGAGCTTTCTAACTGCTGTTGCTAATGTAGGCAAGTTGTCTCTGTAGTTCTGCGCATCAATAACAGCTTGAGCTCTTTCAGAGATTTGCAAGCCAGCACTTGCTTCTTGCAATCCAGAAGCTCTCAAACTTGCTTCTTGCGTTCTGCGAGTAAGGTCTCTGTCTTCTGCTTCAGTTCTTAATCTTGCGGCTTCTTGACGCAAGGTAGCAGCGCGAAGCGGGTCTATAGACTGAACCATGTTTGCTGCTTGTAACATTCCCGCAGGAGTAGAAGTGTCCACTTTGCTTAATGCTTCTTGCAGCTTCTCGCCAGTAGTCCTTGGATCAATCCCAATCATAGGCTGTACTGCCCTGCGGATGTCTTCGTTACGCTGCACACCTAACTGACCTGCCATTTGAGCAAGAGGAGCTAATGCTCTAGCCCGGCCTGTAAGACCTGATGCAAGCAAACGCCCTTGCATTTGTCCTTGCTGTAGCAGCTTCTCCTGGCGTTGTTCAGGAGTATCAATGATGTCTGCAAACAGTGTAGATATATTTATAGCCATGATTATCTCCCGAAAAGACCTGAAGCTGCATTTGCAATGTTGCCGATATCTTGCAGATTAGCATTTTGATAAGTGTTTGGATCGTAAAACCTAAAGTTAGAATCTGTAGCAGCTCCTCCTGAAGAAGAATCTTTAGTTTGCTCACCTTTTAACAGATCAAACAATCCTTGGAACTGCTGCTGACGTAGCGCATTAGCGAGTGCTGAGTAACCAAGCTGTGCTTCTAAAGTAGACTCTGCTAGTCCTGTTCCCAATCCTAAACCTGTGCTTTGTAAAGCTGACCCTAGTCTTGCAGCTTCTAATGATGGCTGTAAATTAGCCAAGAGCTGTTGCTGTCCTTGATACGCCCCTGGAATAGCTTGTAGCCCTAAGTCACCAGCCAAGCCCATTCTACCTCGTAGCTCTCCTAGTCCTGCTAATGTTTGCTGCGATGTTAAAGCTTGCTCTGCTCTTGCTTGCTCCATAGCTGTTAAAGCTGATCCAGCTTGCTGTTCTTGAATAGCTTTTTCTAATGCTAAAGCTTCAGGAGTTCCTCCAAACATACTGGTTCGTACTCCTGTTCTGCCTTGACCGTATAAACGCTCTTCTAATCCTAGACGTTGCCGCTCTTGTTCAGGTGCTTGCAGGGCTGTGAGATTGCCCATAATCTCCTGCTCTCGCGCAGCTCTTGCCGTAGGGTCTTGAGTCAGCATATTAATGAGTGCTGTTTGCTCTTGCTCTCTTTGCGCTGGATCACTTAGCATCCCAAAGGCTTGAGAGCTAAACCCTAGCAATCGATTTTGCAAGGCTTGCTCTTCAGGGCTTAACGTAGCAGTTAACCCGCCAGTAGCCCCTATAGAGGCTTGGCTCCCTGTAGGAGTAGTAACACCGAATGGCTTGAACTGAGATTGGCGGCTAATCTCACCCATTAATCCGCCAGTAGCTGCAACAGGAGGCATATCGCCATATACTGTTTTGACATCGCGCTCACCAGCTTTTTCAATATCTCTAATTGCTTTTTCTTGAGCTGCTGCGCTACCTATAGCAGAGAGTAAACCTCCTGTAGTGCCGCCAATTAAACCGTCATACCAGGCCATTAGTAAGTACCTCCATCAATAGTTCCAAACGTAGACGTACCACTCACCGTTAGGTTAGCTGCGGTTACTGTTCCTGTGAATGTAGGAGATGCAGAGTTTGATTTACTGTTTACTGCTACAGCAATTGCATCGTACTCAGCCCCTACCTCAACACCTTTAATTACTTTAGCGGGATTACCGCTAACCATAGCGTCTTTGGCAGCGAAGTTCGTGATCTTCGTGTAGTTAGACATTACACAATCCTTCCCATTAGGGCTTGAATATTAATTTCTTGCAAGGCAATTGTCTTGCCATCAACTGTAGTTTCTACGCCAACGGCTACTACTGTACCCTGTCCTGACGTATTAATTTTCTTTCGTTTTATTAAAGAAATGGAAGAAGAATACTCCGCTGTCGTATTAAATTCAGAGATATTGTATTGTCCCACATTAGAGGCTGGCAAAGTATACGCTTGTTTCTTGTATGCGCCTGAATAATCGTATGCCCAGTTCAACACAACAGTAGCTTCTGCTCCATCAAAGGTAGTTAAATTAATCTTCTTTAAGAATTTTAAATTAGCTGTGTCTCCAAAGCTTAAAGGATGACTAAAGTAACTTAATAAATAGCTGCTAGCCCCATCATTAAAGCCCGTGTATTGCGCCAGACCTGCGCTGTTACCAATGTATAAATCTTCCGCAGCAGTATTGGCAAAGATTAATGGATTAATATGCGACCAAGTAGTTGCTCTGTAACTCCCATCTTGTAATGGAAAGCGTGTATCAAAACAGTACACTACAGCTAATTCTTGAAAGTTCAGCAACACAAACGCTTCGCGAGGAGAGTAGTGCAGACTGATATTTCCTGTCTCTGCCGCGAAGAGAGACTTAATATCGTTGTTTACGTTTTTAGATATATCGCCAATTGGTGCTGACTTCTCTTGAATTGTCCTGGCTAGGCTACGAACACCAGAGTCATCCAAGAATATTAAATCTTTACCAGTAGATACTACGGCATCCCTTGATACACAGCCTACATTAGAGATAGTATCCGCGAGGGTCATGCTTGCAGGGCTTTCGGCTCCATCATACAAAACAATAGAGTTGCGCCCAAAGATCACCAAGAAACCATTGTGAGCGGCTAAGGCAACGATTGTATCGTACCCTGTAGGCCATACAGTGGTAATGTCAATCGACCCCGTAGACCCTCCTGTCCAAGCTGCTCCGTCAAGTAAGTCTGACCAGTAGATTGTAGACTTATCATTTGTAAAGTCTGCTACCCATAAGCGACCAAACGCTGCTAGACACTCATTACCCTGCGGGGGTGTTCCTGTAGCGTGTGCATGAGATGACATTTTTTCAACTGAGCCTACATGATCTGAATACATTAACGGCTCTTGAGCGCGTTGGAACATATACATGTGATCGTTAAACGAAACAAACTTCCAATTGTTAGCAGAAATGGTATATGACCCAGGAGTGGCATCTACTAGAGTAGTTGTCCCTGTAAAGATTTTGTTATTACCTGCCGATAGGAATGTAATATCACCATCATTAGCTACGAATTCACCCATAGCCTCAATGCCATCAGAGCTTCCCAGCACAGCCGCGCCGTTAGTTGAGATCATGCTATAGCCTTTTCTTGAAGCTATACGCCCTTCTTTATCGATCACACAGTTATCTGCCACAGCCGAAAAGCTAGGCTCTTGAGCTAATGGTGCGTCTTGGGTGTTAATACCCGCGAAGCCAGGTGCTGTTATTGTAATGCTCTGTAATTGTTGAGCCATCTATACCACCATGTAGGTTGTTTCTAAGGGGTATCTGTTAGCGTCTACTGCTATTGCATCTGATAACGCAGAAGAAGCTACGGCAAACTGCTCTGCTGCTGACTGACCACCTGTTTCACCTCTTTCGCGAAGAGCCATAGCATAGGCCATCTGTACAACAGGATGATACGGCACTTTGATCTTGGTAGCATCTGCCGTTAACAGAGTCTGTGGTGCAGCTATGTCAAATCTTAACGTATATACAGCATCAGGCTGTGGATAAACTTTTACTTTTAAATCATCGTTATCATCTACTCCACTGACAATGTAATCAGTAGGCACTGCATTGGCAGGAGTTTGATTAAAGTATAGATTGTCAAAATACGGAACAGTATTTAGCGTCAAAAAACCGTGACCACTACTGCTCATTGCTTGTTTAATAACTGCGCTTTGACCAGAGCCAGTAAGAGAATATTCTGCCTGACCAATTACTGTGGGTACTTCTATGGTGCTGCGTAATGCAGACCAAGTCCATGAGTCTTCTACTAGCTTCTTTGCATCATTTACTAGATCGCCTATCAAACCAGAATACGAAGTTTCTTGCGTAGTGCTAACCTCATCTTCTCTTAACCTGCGGAGGACGTTATTAATTGCTTCTAAATATGTCATCTACCTGCCTCCTGCGGCCTGTAAAAATCGCTCAAACATTCCAACTGGAATGTTATCTAGTTTTGTAAATTGTGGTTCAAACAAAATTGAATCTGCAATGGGTGTTTCACTAATGACTTGGCTAAACAATCCTATCATTCCATCTTTTCCAGCCTCGCCTTTTTCTCCTTTTTCTCCTGTAGCCCCTGTAGCACCCGTAGCCCCTGTAGCACCATCTGCACCATCTGCACCATCTAATCCGTCTGCACCATCTAATCCGTCTGCACCATC